AGACGGGAGTAAATTGCTCATTTCACAAATCGACGATACTGGGATTCTCGCATGGCTCGTGGTGGTAACCAGCACACGCCACGCTTGTGATGGACAACTAAAACCCCGTTCTCTACTACGATACCGACGCCAAGACCGTTTGCGCCATTTTCAAACATGCAAACTGCATACTCTTCCATTTCTGGTAATACCTCTGTTGCTGCGTCCCATAGCGCCTGCAATTCTTCCCATTCGCCAGCAGTTGCTAGTTCCATCCACCGGTAATCAAATGGCGGGTGGTAAACACCAACAGAATCCAATATCGCCCAGACCATAACTACGCAATCAGCGCCCCGACCGTTCTTTGGATGCTCACCAAAGACATGAGGCAGACCAATCCAAGGCTTCCAGTCAATCATCAACTGATCACCAACGAACCAGATGTTGGTAACGCCCCAACGATCTTTGTGTTCAAGACCCGCCTTGGAACGTCAGATGCAACAGCATCCAGCGGTGACGTTAGCTTTAGCATCACCTTCTCTGTATCCATGTCATAACTAGCGACACGCCAAAGCTCAGATCGAATTAGTGCAACATCACTGAAGTCCGTCACATCGAGGCTGACAGTTTTTAGATCCAATAGCCAACGGCTTTGAACGGCCTCAGCAAATATGTTCACGCTGATTTCGTTAGTGGCAGCGCCTAGCACTGCTTCGGATCGGTCGCCGCCTTTACTGCCTGCACCAGTTGAAACAGCAAAAGGCAGAAAACTGTATGTGACTCCGCTGTACACCCTCGTTAGATTGACTGAAAAATTTTGATAGGCGTAAACGGTTGGCGTGGATGAATCCTGCATAAACCGTGCATAATTGACAAAAGCGAATGTACTCATCAGCTAAGTCCTACTTTTTTTCTTGTTTTAACACTACCCTGTAAAGCCGAAAGTGTTAGTGCTCTGCCGCGTTCGGCTGCCTGCGCCATGCCCTGACGATGCTGTTCTGCCGTCACATATTCGACATTGTTTATGACGGTTGATTCATACCTCACATCAATCGGATCTGGATTTGACAACATCATTTCGGTCATGCGTTCTGTTTCGCGGGTGCTGTTGGTAATCATTGTGTTTCGCTGCGTGTTTAGCTGCTGACGGGTCGCTTCAGTGCTACGCATTGCAGAATCTTGTTGCGTTAGCTGCTGACGAGTATCGCTATTAGACAGTACCGTGCCGCTGGTGGATGGGATCATCAACTCTGGCCCACGTTCGCCCACGATGTAAGGCGTATTCGCGTTTACTGGGCCGCCGTCAGCCATGAAACCACCGAAACTTCCGCCGCCAAAGTTGCCGATTAAGTTGCCGAACAGGTTGGACGTTTCAGCCCCCGCATTAACGCTTCCAAGACCGCTTTTACCACCACCACCTAGGGCTTGGAGAATAAACATAAACGCCTTCTGGGCCATCATCTGCGTCGCCATGTCGATGAAGGCTTTGCCGATATTTGCAAACATGTTGCTAAAGGCTTCTTGGACCGAACCAGTGCCCGTGGTAATTGACTGCACCGCAGATGACATTGCAGTTGCCAGCGAACTTTCAACAGATTGCGCAAGGCTCACAACCATGCTTTCTGTGTCACTAAGACTACGCTGAAGCTCGTTTACATAAGTTTTAATTGGACCAATGTCTAATTTTTCTTTTGCGGCTTTTATTTGGTCTAGTTGCTCTGGCGTAAAATCCTTGCCTTTTAATGCTGCCATTTGTTGCGCGATCTCTAGCTGCTTTTGTTCTTCAACTGTTGTTGCAGTTAAAATTTCGTATTGAAAATTAAGGCTTTCTATTTGCTTATCAAAAGCTTTCTGCTTTTGGTCTTCAAAAATTGCTATTTCTGCAGCAGCATTTACGTTTGCTGCGTTTTTTTCTGCAGCTGTTTTTTGTTTTACAAGATTTATTTCTCGTATGTCTTTTACTCGTATAAGGGCTTTTTCTTCATTTGCTTGGATAGTGTTAATGTTTTGTTGCGCTTTTAGTCTGATTGCAAGCTCTCTGTTTCCTGCAATTTCTGCAGCTGTAATTTTTGATTTAAAGTTAGCGTTATCTTCAATTAAATTAAGCTCTATCCTTAAAAAAGCAAGCCGCTCTTGCAGCCTTTGTTCTTCTAGGGCGGCACGTTCTGCACCTCTATCGACTTTGGTTTTTGGTGGGGTAAAACGCTTACGGTCTTCAGCAGTTACAGGTATTTGAGCAGTTACTACAGGCGGAAATTCTTTAAGAACTTGCGCTCTAGCTTCTGCTTGGCTCATACCGTTTTTAGCGGCGTCTCTACCCCTTCGAGCGCCTATAAGTTCTTGGTATCTTGCCTTTGCTGCAGGATTGTCCTCAATAATTGAGTTAAACTGGCCCAGCTGTACTTGAGCCCCTAAAGCCCGATTTATTAAGCTTAAGAACGCATTTAGTGGACCCGCAACAAGCTTCTGCAACTGGAGTGTTAGTGCGCCCCAGAGGCGGGTTGTTTCGTCAGTAGTGTCGCCTAGAGTTTGCAGACTCTCAACACCTTTATTACCGATAATTCCAACTAACTCTTCGGTAACTAAAGTTGCAAGTTTTTCTACTTCGCCTAGTTCTGCGAGTTGATTGGCTAATAGTTCGGTCTCTTTAGACGAAAATAGGCTCTTTTCTGTTAGTAGGTCGAACGCGCCGCCGGTACTATTAAGTGCTTGGCCTACTTCTGCTGCTTGTGTAGCAAACGCATCCACTGCTGTACCGATGGCGCTGCCGAGGATCTGCGCACCAAAACCACTTCCTCCTCCTAGTGTCCCTAGCAGTCCACCGAGTCCGCCGCCTGCAACAGAGCCGATGCCACCGCCGAATAGAAGCGGGAAACCTACGCCAAGAGCTAAAGTATCCGCTCTTTTTTGACGGTCTCTTTTGTTGGCAGCTGCTTTGGCAACTGCTGTCTTCTTGACCGCTGCTGCTTCTTTTTCGGCTGCTAAAGCAGCTCTTTCAGCTGACTTAGCAGCTCTTTCGGTATCTTTTGCGTAGCTGGCACGAATAGCCGCAGCATCCTTAAATAACCTTACAAATTGTGTGCGGGTATTTAACTCTCTTACTGCCGCTTGCTGTACTTTATTTTGTAGGTCTAAATTATTTTTAATTAATTGATTTTCTCCTTTTCTTAGTCTGAGCTGCTTGCTAAGAACACTACTAGCTTTACCCGCTACAAGTCCAGGTTTTTTGTTTAACCGCTCTATACGTTTTTCAAGCCGCTCTATTTCTACGTCATTTACCTTGACGCGCAGCTCAATCTCGCTTTGATAAGCCACGGCCTCTAACGTAAACTACTTACATACAGCTTACCTGCGGCGGCGGGCTTTTTCCATTTGTTTTTCTTGGTCCTCGTTAAGAACCTGAAAATAGGCGCTCCAGCCAATTAGTTCTTCTGGGGTCATTGTGGTGCGGACTTCGGTTAAGCTCATGCCAAGCTCCTTGGCAACGCCAAATTGCAGCATGAGCCAGTTGTCTTTACGAAGTTCCGCAACTAGGATTTTGGGTCCATTGGCTCTTCGTTTTCATCGCTAAGAATGGCCAGCATCAAAGATTGCAGATCACTGTCCTTGACTTCGTTTTTTAAAATATCGATTTCACCGGCAGAGAAAAGCTTTGCGCCGTTTTCGTCCTGTGCTTTTGCAATTAACAGCTGTAGTGCGAACGCTCCAGCGTCGTCGGACTTGGCTTGCTTCTGGGCTCGTTCACGTTCAGCCATGGTTAGCGGGCTGATCCACATCTCAAATGTGGTGCCGTCAGACAATTTAACCTTACGCTTGCTTGGCTGGAGATTCGCTGCTTTACGCAACCGGTCAATGGCGCGAGTAGATCCAGCGGGCATGATTTGTACTTGACTATAAATTAACTATAGCGTAGCGCAATAAAAAACCCCGGCAAAACCGAGGCTAAATGTCTACTTAAGTAGCACTTTATCAGGTCTGGCTGAAGTCGAAGCTTGGGGTGCCGGATGGACGGAAGCTTACGCTTACAGACTGTGCGTCGTCAGGGCTGACGTTCATGCTGGCAGAAGTCAGCACTGCTTCAAACTCGATGGAACGGCTTGCAACTTCGTTGACTGAACCGCTGCTGAACACTTGGTCGGTGTAAAGCTTGAACGCAGCACCAGTTTGGTTGCGCTGAAGCACGTCCTCAATCATGCGGTTGCTAAGGGAAGCGTCTTCGTCGGTCATGTAAACCGTTGCGCTGCCCGTACCATCGCCGAAACCGGAGATGTAGCTGCGGAATGGCACGTACTGACCAGGGGTTTGGCCGATGGTGGTTACATCGATTTCGGCCCGGTTGATTTCAAAGCTCCAGTCACGGACCTGTCCGACTACTGCAAATGCGGCGTAGGCAACTTGGAAAGCGTTAGGGCTAACAGCTGTACCGTCGTCGGTGATGGTGACTGTCGCGCCGCCCAGGGTTGCGGACACTTGCAGCACTCCAGTGCTGGCGGTGTAAGCAATAACGTAATAGGTGGTCGCAAGGCTGAGTCCTGCGGGAAGTGTGCCTGTGCCTGCGCCGCCAGTTTGAGTGTTGATCACACTAAACTGCACAGGATCGCCTACTTTGAAGTTCAAGTAGGTTCCAACAGTGATGGTGTCTGCGCCAGTATCGACGTTAGACTCGGCAAAACTGCTGGTTGTGCCAGCGGGCTTGTAGTAGAGGGCACCTGAAGTGCCGGACAGAACGGTGGTGGCCATTGCTACGCCAAAATTAAGGGTCTCTGCGGGCACTGCCCGGCTTCTTACAGGTTAGCGACTATTTAAGTCAGCACAGTTGCTACATAGCCTGTGTCAATGCGGCCTACAAAATGCGGTGATTCATCAGTAGTTGAAAAACTTGGGCCGTTTATCTCTCCTACTTTTACAAAGACGCCTGTAGTAGTTTTGGATGTGTTATTAATTGTTTCTAGTACGTCTACAGCAGTTGTTACCAGTTCTTGATTGCGGGCCGGACCACGCCCCTTTTCTGTAAACAAGCGGATTACTAACGCACCACGGGCATTATCCACGCTAGAGGTCAGCGTTGGTTCGTTGGTTAGACCGAACGTGATGTTGACGCGGACGTACTCGGTGGTCGTATTTGGTGGTACAGCAGTGATGTTGTCGAAGTAAACAGGAACTGCTGGTACAAGGTTGTTAAACGCCGTCAGTAACGGGTTCTCCATTGATGCCCGGATCGCTTGATAGTTCATTTCAATGCTTTCCTTAATGCCTCATCTACGCTTATTCTGACTGCTTTATCTAAACGTCCTCCCTCGGCAAAAGTGGCAAACCAATCAAGCGGCGCCGTTCTGCTGGAACTGTTATCGGGATCACCACCGCCGGTGTCACCTCGGTAACTACCATCCCCTTTTCGACCTTGTGCAACGGGGTCGAACTTTGCTTTTCCTAATTGGGTACTAGGGCCGTCGGGGCTAATAGCCCAGCCACGAGGATACAGAAAATTATCCTGTTCTACAGCATCAATAGCTTTGGCTGCATGATCTGCAAAATTTGAGATAGTAAATACAACTTTATCCGTAGTTACTTTGGTCCTTAAAAAGGTTGCTGCTGCTTGCGGTCCGGTAAACGGACCTTCTTTGAACTTTACTGGTCTAGGATCACCGGGGCTACCATCGCCTTTTACTTGTTGGCCTTGAGGCCCAGTTATTTGCCACGAATTAGAGAATCGCCCGGTCCAGCTCGGACCTTCTGCCTGTAGTTCAGCGACTGTGCGCTCTGCAGCTAATACAGCAGCTAAAAAAGGCAAAGACTCCATGTCTCGTCGGAGCCTATTAAAGCCTTTTCCAAAACCTTTAGCCATTACTGTGGCCTCACGATAAGGGTGTGATACACAGGCTTGTCACCGCGATAGGTCAAGATGTTGATGATCTTGGCTTCGCGGGTTTGACCTGCCTGCGGATACTGCACACGGTCGGCTTCTGTTGGGTAATAATCGCCAAGCTCTTCCGTACCAATCAAAATCTTTACGTCCGTGCTTTGATACAAGCCCTCCGATTCGCGGGGCGTCAGGCGGCTGATGATGCCTTTTACCGTGACATTGGTGTCCGCTCCAGTCACAGCCCCTGTGGTTGGGTCGTAGGCGCGGGGTGTGGTGGTTTTGATGTACGTGATGTCCTGGCCCCAGTCATTGAAGATCTGGGCTGGAATCGGTGAAAAGGTGTCGTCTATTTTTGACATTTCATCCTCTAACAACGCGCACTTGATAACCCCCAGAACCGCCCAAGGTGAAGGCTCCGAGGTAAGACTGTAACCAGGGGTAGACATCAAAAATGTTGTTCACAGCTCCAGTTGCCTGGCTATCTGTGTTGTACTTCACCTTTAGTTCGCCTAGCTCGACTTCTTCATACAAACCTTCGGTTCCGGTGTTACCGGTGACGGCATCAGTGTCGTTTGCTAGGGCGCGTGCCAGCTCGTAGGTGGCGTATTTGATATCAGCTGGGATGACGGAACACGTAAGTTCCACCCGGTCAACGTGGTAGTTGTTGCGCGGCCAGCTCAGGGCTTGGCCGTTACTGCAACGGTCGCCGTAAAAGTTAAGGCTGTCGATCCAGCGGGTTGCGCTGATAATGGCGCGGTTCTTTTGGTCGTCAGTTTTGTCGTCCCAGGTTGAAGAACTTGGAACGGTCTCGAAATAGGCGTTTGCTTCCGCCAGCGTTACAAAGCTGTTGGAATTTTCGCCCTTTAATGTGGCATCAATTGTTGCGGCCACAAGACTGCAGGGATACTTTCTCTGATTTTAGCCCAATAAAAAACCCCGCCGAAGCGGGGCAGTATCAGCTTGTGCTGGACTTATCAGGCGATTGCGCTGGTGTCCAGTGGGCTGTTGACGATCAGCTCGACCATTGGGATCAGGTCGGTGTCGTAGGTGGCTGCCCAGTTGCCAGCAGTGGCCAGCGTGCCGTTGGTAGGGTTGTCACCAGCACTTGTCCACTTGGTGCCCATCACGTGATAGGCGGTGTGGTAGTCCACAGAAAGCACGTCTTGCTTCGAGAGCACGTTGCGGTCTGCTTCAATGCGCAGATCCTGCTGGACGCCTTCCAGAACTGAA